AGTGGAACGAGTCTGCACATCAAGCACAGATGCGTTTGCGTACTGAGCCTTCATTGCGAAGATCAAGCCAGTAGGAGCAGACATGGGCTGCACGCCACAGACATCGTAAGCAATTAGGTTAGGCATAGCACGACGAACGAGACTGATGAGAACAGGATCAAAACCAGCATAATTACTTGATGCTGTACCAGCACCTGCACCACCACCGATGTAACCACCGGCTGCGTTTAGTGGGGTTTCTGAAAGATACTGCTCCTTAAGAGCCTTCTCTTCGTTTTCGAGAAGGACGGCAGTAACCTTTCTCTTATAAGAATCTTGAATTGGTTCAAGATCGTTATGATCTAGAATGGGAGTCCACTTTTCTTCAAGTGAATCCATTGGTGTGATGTTATCGAAATCCATTTTTGACTTCTCCTTTAGTGAGTTTATTTTTTATTCGATCAGCGGGTTCTACTAATTGCTCTGGTATAACCTTCCATAATGGAATTACTTTGGGTTACTTCAGGTGTGCCTTCATTGTTGTCATCAGCGATTGTTTGTTCTGTGACATCGGTGAAGTATGATTCTTTGACAATGACGAGTTTTTCTGCATACTCTTCAATATCGGCATGTTCAATACCTTCAGATAGAGTCTTGAATCTCTCAATCTCGGTATCAACAAGTCCTTCGCACATGTTGTTGAAAACAATTGCACGTTGGAATTCTAAAAGTTCTTCCGAAAGATCCATAGTGTTCTGAATCTCATCATTGAGTCGAGTAACGAGTTCATTATTCTCTTCTGCAAGTTCATCAACAAGGTCAACCTTGCTATCAGGAACTTCAATATAATGATTCTCAAACAAGTCACGGAGTCCGTTCATGAAAGACTCACTAACTTCGGTACGAATACCTTGCTCGACGGTCAACTCATTCTCGGCTAACCAAGTCTGAACTGCGTAATCAAGATACTCATCAATTTTGTTGGTAAGTTCCTCGGTTACTTCAGCGACTTCTTCGGTAAGAGCAACGTTATATGCTTCTTCGAGTTCAGCAACCTCAGCGGCAACTTTCTCGTTGATAGCAGTCTCAAAGATAGTGATTGCCTTTACCTTGAAATCTTCGGTAAGATCTTCACCATCAAAGAGAACGCTTAGATCCTCAGTGACTCCGCCACCAGCCTGGTTACCACCAGCGGGAACGACTTCAGGAACCTTTTTCTCGGGCTTAGCCGCAGAGGGCTTAGCAGCGATGGTCTTCTTGTTCTTCTTTGCGTTGTTAGGACCCTCATCGGTGTGAACCTCATCACCTTTTCCGGTGGCGTCCTTATTGTATGTTTCTGAGTCAAGAACGGGCTTCTCTTCGTTGATCTGGTCGATCTTCTCAAGAATGGTTCTTGCTGTGTCTACGGGATTCTGGCTCATGTGAAGGGACTCCTTTTATTCTTTGCTAGCGCCATTATTTATACTTTTCCAAGTTTTGACATGAAGGAAGCGTATACTTCCATCAGTTTGTTTTCTCTATTGAGTTTTGTAGTGTACGCATCTTCTATCTCCTCTTGGAAAGATTGAATATCTCTTTCCTTAAGAAGACCGTTATCCCAGATCCATTCCTTACCTTCCATGATACCATTGACAAAGGCATCAGGAGCAGATGGATCTGCGACAATATCTACTGCCGAAAGCATGAAGTCTTTCTGGACTTCATTGATTCCGTTTCTTTCCTTGAGTGATCCCATACCTCTAGAAGATACGCCAAGTTTGGCACCCTCATCCATGAGGTTCTTTACGATCTTACCCATAGGAGTATCCATAATCTTTGCTTTACCTAGAAGGTTGTCGTTGTCTTCTCTAAGTTCCTTGATGATGTGTGATACACGATCAAGGTTTACGGTTGGACCCTGTGGGTGATTGAGTTCACCGAACGCTCTGTTCTCGTCAACATAGGTCTTAATATAACGCTTTGCTTCTCCGAAAAGAATGTTTCTTTCGTAGATGCGGTTATTGCGATTAGGCTTATTAGCCTGCATGAAGACACCTTCAATGAAGTAATTCTTCTTGCCATCTTCTGTTGCTTCAGTAACAATGCGAACATCATCAGTTGTAGTTTCGGTGATCAGTAACATGTACTATTCCTCTTCTTGTGGTTCTGGATCGTTCTCTGCTGGATATTTGCTTTGAATCGCATCAGCCATTTTATTATAAAGAATATCTTTGATTTTCATTTCTGCACCAACGTAATTTGTGTCTAGTAATTTATTTATAATATCACTCGATTCCATCTGTATCCTCACTTTCGAGTTCTACTTTTTCTGCATCAGGTTCTTTGATTAAATTTGCAACAATATCGGGGGTAATTTGTCCCGTAACATCCTGAACCTTCATTTTAAAAGTATCGCCAAATGTTTGTTGAAACTTTTCCATATTATCATCAATTATATTTTTTAGTATTTCTTCTGCTGGTTTCATTGTTCATCCTCTGTAGGTATAGGTGGATTGGCCGCTAACTCTTTAGCAATTACGTCCATCTCATCTTCACTTTGTTTTAAAATGTTTTTCTTTACCCAGTCATCTGAGTAGAATCTTCCTAAATATGGCTCAATACTTTGGAGCATTTCTAAACGCTCACGCATTATTTCTGTTTCTTTTAGTTCTGTAAAATAAGAATCTTTCTGGTAATCAAAGTAAATGTCTTGGGCAATCTTAGTCCACTCTTCTTCCTTCATAATACCTTTAAGAAGGCATTGAGTTCTCATTAGTTGAATAAACAGTTCAGAGAAACGACCACGAAGACGATCAATAAACTTGAAGAAGTTTAATTCATCTCTACTGATCTCTGAAGATCGTCCCATGTTGAATCCGTTTTCGGCATCCATTCTAGATGTAGGAACATGAAGGGCGCGATATACTTTCTTGAGGAAGTAATCAACGTCTTCCATTTCACCGAGGTTCTGTCCACCATCTAGGGTTTGAATCTCAGTTCCTCTACCACCTTCTCGTCGTGGTAGCCAGTAATCTTCAAGCATGTTCATGTGCTTGCGATCATCTTTGATCTCACCAGTGCTGGCATCATAGACCAACTTGTTCTGATAACGATTCATGATGTCCTTGAGATACTGTTCTGCCTTTTGTTTGGGTAAGTTACCCACATCAATATAGAAGATACGACGTTCAGGCGCACGGGAGATTCTATAGATTACGGTAGCATCTTCAGTCTGTCTAAGCATGTTCAATGGACGAATAGCCTTCTGAAGATATCCGACGACTCGCTTTGTTCCTGAATCTATAATACCAGAGTGTACATAACAGATAGAATCTGGAGATATCTTTAGACCTTGTTGTCCTGTCTGGAAAGAAGATTGTTTATCCATATTAGTATAGAGGTAAAACTCTTCTACTTTTTTAACTAAATCAACTTTTACGTTTCCGACACTTTGACCTTGCTTTTCTACAGTACGAACTTTTTTAATTTTAACTGGATCAATTGCTCGTAATTCTAGAATACCTTTATTCTTAGAATCTTTATCTGTAATTACATGATAGTAAATCTTACTATCAATATACCACCTACGAAAAATTTCATAGGCTTTATGATTGAATTTAAGAAGTCGAAGAATACCTTCAAATTCTTCTTTCATTTTGTTCTTAATTGTTTGTGGTATATCGACTTTATCTAAATCAATATTGACTATTGTTCTATCTTCTCCGTGAACAATGGCCTCTGTTGTTATATCGTCGATTGCAAGATCAACTTCTGGATAGATTGCCATACTTCTGTAGCGATTGATCAGATCATTTTCTGATTTCAAACTACCAGTAAAATCAACATACTGTCCAAATACACCGCCACCTTCGACGGTAAACGCACCATCATATTCATCTGGACCTACAAATGACGCTCCATTCGTTTGAGCGCCACTCGTAGGTTTAGGTGCTTCTTTTCCATTACGACCAATGGTAAATCCAAATAGATCAATTGGCATTTACTTTCTCCTCAATTATATAAATAAGACTCATCAGGCAGGTAGGCCATCATAACTCCAACGCTCGAATCCAATAGTAACAGAAAACTCTGCGACCGAATCTGTAGTATCAAACGACAGATCAACTGTTCCGACTTCAATAGGCCAGCAGGATGTTAACGTAAATGTTCGTACATCATTTCCTGCATTATCTTGTGGGGTGACCGACCAGTCTGCATATGCTAGTGGACCACCGGTACCGGTACCTCTTCTATCACTGCTTAAAGCAAGGAAAGAGTTAGACCACTTAACGAAACTATCATGGATTTGCATTTTCTCATCACATAAAACGCTGATAGTCCAATCAGTGAAGGTTCTATCTCCTGCTCTTTTGATTTCTGTTCCACGGAAAGGAACAGTAATAGTTCCAAGTGAAGCAGATGGTACGGCAGCACTCTTAATTAAGAACTGACCACCATCGGATGAGAGACTGGCGGCGGCACTCCCAAACCCACCTGATATCTTATACAGGTTAGGTCTAATACCATCACCGAATTTTGTTCTGAACTGTTGTAGTGACATTTATTTCTCCTAGTTCCTTGGTATGTATCAGCCTTCTGTGAAGAAAGATCCCGAATTATTTGCGATGAAGTTAAGTTTAACGAACTGAACACTCTTAGTTGGTTGTAGGTAGATATCGCATACAAATTCACCTCTATCTACTACGGCTTGAGTGTTGTTGCTCTCATCACAAATGATTCTATAGTTCTCTAAACCTCTTGCTGCCTGAACATCTCTCAGAACTGGATTGATTTGATTCACAAAGTTTTCTCTTGTGAAGGTATCATTCTGTTCAAACAGAACAAAGTTAGCAGAAGTAGCAAAGGACTTCTCTAGAATGTTGAATAGTCTTCTGACTTGAATTCTATCAAAGGCACTAGGCTTAGTCTGAAGAGTCTTGTCACCAAAGAGAACTGTTCCAGAGCCAGGGAATGCGAAGACGTTGTTGATTCCTATACTGTATAAACTATCTCTCTGAGCCTTACTTGGGTTGAATGCTAGTTTAGTAACATTTGAGATGTTTCCTCTACTGCTTCCAGCAGGAGAGAACCACGCACCTTGGTTAGTTTCTGTTCTTGCAAGGATTCCTGCAATGTCTGCATTTAGAGGTAACCATCTGGTAACTCCATTATAAGAATCGCTTTGCTGTTTCCAGTTACCATCCATAGCGGCATAAGAAGAATCTCTTGCGACTGTGGTTCTATATGTCTTGACAGTATCGAAAGTAATCTCTGGTAGAGTTGCTTTGTTGATTAGTGATGCTGAATCAGCGAAACCATCACCCACTGATGTAGAGATAAGTGCAATACAGTCTTTACGAGTGGTTGCTAGATCTACAATATGCTGATTGAGAGTAGTATCTGCATCACCAGCAATGAGAATACTAACGTCAACTTCATCTGGATCTGAGAAGTATTTTGTCCATGCTGCTTGCTTATCAGAAGAAGTTACAGAAGTACCATACAATCCACCCTGAAGAGTGTAAGTTAGTGGGGCGGCAGTACCACCGTTTCCTATGTTTCCTTCTGCGTCTACTGGAGCCTTAGCAAAGTTTCTTTTCTTAGTCACTAAAGCACCATTAACATCTAAGTCGGCAGAAGATACTGTAACATCTTGACCAGTGAAGAACTCATTTGCGTAGAATGCCGCAGTCGGTCCAGCAGTTACGCCCTGACCAAAGAGACTATCGAAATCTCCTAACTGGGGATCTAACTTGATAAAATCAGAATTTGCAAGAACGTACTTATAATATAGGGGGGTTCCTACATCATCTACAGCGTTAATGATCTGACTCATTCCCTCGAAGAGTTCTAGAACAGATCCACTTGAACCAAATACACCCCTACGATCGATTACTGCTAAAGATAGTTCATCACCCGCTGCACCAAATCTAGCAGCATGAGATGATGTGTTTGGATTGAAACTAAATGGATCCGTAGCAGTCCCTGCTACATAAGTAAGGCCTGCACTTGCGATTTGAATTTCTAAAGCGCCGTTTACATGAGAACCTTCATCTTTACTCTGGAATGTGAAGAGAGTTTGACCTGAAGGATATCCAGAAGAGCCACCGCTTAATCCTACCGATCCTGATGTTGCACCAGAACCAGCGACTCGAAGAACAGTAAGGTTGTTACCATACTGAAGGAAGTTAAAACAGGTCCACCAATCGGAGCCATAACGCTCTACGCTTGGAGTACCAAATGTTTCCTGTAGTTCCTTGACACTACTAATTAGAGTTCGTTCATTCACTGGTCCCTTGTCGAAACGACCGACAAAGGCAGCGGGTGTAGTAGCGACAAGTGATACGATACCAGAGAAGTCGGTCTCGGTAACGCTTACACTGGGACTTAAAGTAAATGCCATTTTCTATTCTCCTTAGATACGCTGCGTATTCCCTTTATTTATACTTTTGGGTATTTAGAAGAATGATCCTTTGTTGGGTTCCTCGTCTTTATACCACCTATCTTTTCCATCCCAAACACCATTTTCTTCACTCCCACTATCAATAAATCCAAATGGAGACATATCTTCCTCTAATTGATCAATGTCCTCTTGGTATATATCTGTTCTAACGTCAACGTCTGTGAGGTTCTTAAAGTAATCTTGTCGCGTCAACCATCCAAATAAGACTAAACACATTACCAAGTCATCATGGTGTCCATCATCTGCCTCATATGACTGCTTTTTTGCCACAAATGTGGTGAGTTCTCCCACGATTTCTTGGTCTTCTACTAGTAGTTTGTCCTCTTCTATAAGACTCTTCAACACAGAACAGCCTAGTTTCTTGACAACTTGTGATGTTCGAACACCAAACTGAACATTCCCTTTACCGAAACCACCACTGATGGTTTGTCCTTTTCTGCCTTGATGGGAACACATCAATACGTTTTCATACTCAAGATCCGAATACAAAACGTCTGCTACCTGACCACCGATATCGTTAATCTCAACGAGGCAGAATGCGTTGTTATACTGCTCTGCTAGTCTCTTAATAACGGTTGGGTAAACCATCGGCGAAATAAGGTTGTTTCTAAAGCGTGCTACAACTTTATATGGGGGATTTGTTATGTCAATCACACAGAACGCACTGTAGTCCTTTCCCTGACCTCTGGAGGTATCCACAGTGACCACATAGGTATGTCCCTCAACAGGATCATCATAAACACAAAGTCCATCTGCGTTCTTAATCTTAGGCTTCACCCAAGCAAGGGAGTGAATCTTGTGTGAGGATATCAACGTATTACTAGAGCCGATGAAGTCACATTCAAACTCTGACTGGAACTGCTGCTCGCTAGTGTTGGCAATCGTTTCGTTCATCCATACCTCATCACGAAGAGGACCGCCTGGATACTTCGGAACCTGAGACCAATGAACCTCGATCGGAATATATTCATTCTTACCAGACTCACCCACTTCTTTAATGGCGTGCTTCCAATAATGGTAGAACATGTTTAATCCGTTTGGAGTTGATACCATAAGCACTTTTGTGTTCTGTCCAGATGTCACAGTAGGATATACAGAACTAAAGAACTCTTCGGCAATATTATTCGGAACGTGAGCAAATTCGTCAAGGAAGATCATGTTAAACGAACCACCACGAATGGCAGATGATGATGTCGCAGAAGCAAGAACCTTAGATCCATTCTCTAGGATAATAGATCCCTTGTTCCATTCTACAATTCCCTGCTGTAGCCATAGGGGTAGATACTCATATGCTAGTTTAAGACGAGATAGAATTTCTCTAGAGGTAGCCTGCTTGTTAGCGAGAATACCAACAGTCATTGACTGGTTGAATAGAATGTAGTGAAGAATATAAGATACGATCGTGGTTGATTTACCACTCTGTCGCGGTAGTTTGGCAATAACAAAACGATTGTTATGAACCTTCTCCACAATATCCTCTTGATAATCATAGAGTTCAAATGGAATCAAACCCTCATCCAGAGAGACAACCTTAACATACTCTTTGATAAAGTAGTTCGGATCTTGGGCGCACTTCATGTACTCTTTAATTTGTTCTTTGGTAAAGTTCTGCTCACGCCCCGACTCTTTCAAGTTAGGGTTTCCTAGATAACCACTTTTTTTATCCGTCATCCTTTGGTTCGTCCACTATTTCATTAACAACCTTCTTGGTGCTTCTATTGGCATTAATCAGGTTCTGTAACTCTGATGTTGATCCAATAAAGATTGAGTTGTTAGTTGTTTCATTATTTTCAACTTTGGTGACTTCGACATCCTTGACCTTCTTGTGAATGTCAATGAGATCTTTGTTTACATCGGCAACAGTCTTTATGAGTTGAGCAACAACTTCGTAGGCTCGGGGATGCTCACCCTCTTCTGCTACGTTCATAATTCCCTGAATGGCGTCTTTACCGTTGTCGATAAGATCCATTAGGTTTTTTCGTGTAGCAAGATAGTCCTTCTTGAGATCAGGATCTTGAATATCCTTGTGGTTTACTGTGATCTCAGTTGGTTTCTTTTTGACTATCTCTTTCTTTTCTTTTTCTTCAAAGTCCACGCCTAAGGCCTTTGCTAGATTTTTATTAGGATCCATAATAATTCCTATCCGTATGTGGGACCAATATAATTCCCGTAAGTATCTATCGCTCCAGTTACGCCGTAGTTTCCTAGTTCATATAGGTATTCGTATGTGTCATAGGACGAACCTGATGTTCCACCCGATATGCCAGTACTACCACCAGAAATCCCAATTTCATTAAACGCCCATGCTCCTGATTTACCTAAAGTATAATCCCATGATCTTATATTTGCATCTGTGATGATCTTGGAAGTTTTCTTTGGTCCATACATGTAAGTCTTTGCTGTAAAATCAAAAGTTAATAATATATTTCTACGTTCTTCGAATGATCCGTCATAATCTTCTGCTAGAGTAACATCATTTAATATAATAGGAACATCTACTTTCTGAAACAAATCAGTGAAGTTTATTCTAATATTAAAATCAGGAGAAAACATAGGTAAGATTTGTTCCATAATTTGAAACCCATCATCCATATTCCTAACCATAGCGTACAATGAAAATGTAACATTGTATGGAACTTCTGAATATGAAAAAGATGTAGATCCATCAGCGTCAGAAGAAGTAGATTGTTTGTTTAATCTATTTTTGACTCTTCCTGAATCGTATGAAATTGCAGTAATCTCAAAAGACATTCTAGGTAATGTTATTTGAACACTAGTTTGGTCTTCATTGATGCTGCTAGGATTGTCTAATCTCATCAAGAATTTTTCTGATGGTCCATATGATAATGGAACTCTGATTCGATCGACTTGAGTATTTTCTGCTGTTAGTCTCTCTATGGTAATATCATCAAACAGACTACCGAAGCCTATAACTAACTTCCGCACAGCGGCATTATAGTATGTACTGAACATCAGTAATTACCCTCCGAGAATGGATCGGTTTCTGAGAAATCTAATATACCTTGTTTCTCTATACCAAATGTTGTGGCGTCTCCATCTGGTGTATTGCTTACTACATTTTCGGGCACGACAAGGTTTGTTAGAGTAGAACCAGTAATATAATATTCTGTTGAAGAATTTGCACCGCGAATACTCTGAGTGGCTCCCACAGCAAAAGGAACGTTACTAATACTAGAAACAGTTAATGTATTAGTAAGAAGAGACCAGTCTATAACAGTTCCCGTCGATGTCGCTTGTCCTAGTGTTGCACCTGTGATACCATTAGCCTGGAATACTGTTTCTCCTGAGTAGAATCCTGGCCCAGAGTTTATCGCTGTACTAACTGTAAACTCTCTTGCGTATTCCTTTGTTTGGTTCATTTCATCTGGTCCACACACACCAGTCTGGAACTTCTCTAGTGAGTAGGTGAATAGTTCTGCCTGAATTAGATAGGTTTGATTTTTACCTAACTGATAGAATGGATTTTCATGTTCAACAAAATTAATCTCGAACAGATATTTACCCAGTGGGAAGTAAATTAAATCACCTTCTCTGGGTCTTGGGATTGTTTCTAGATTACCAACTTCGTCCATGAATCTTCTGCGTGCAACAACAAGTTCTACTTTATCTTTAATCTCAAGACCATACTTGGCTAAAATATCACCTTCACCTTGGAATCCATCTACGCTCTGTAAATACATTTCAATCTCATATGTTCTTTCAAATTGACTAAGAACATCTTCACCAAAGAGAAGATCTTTCTTAACGTATTCTCTAGGTAGATACAGAACATCCATACCCATCGTTTTGATTGATTCGATAGTTAGATCTTCCATCAGATTCTGTTCGCTGGAAGTGCTTTTAAAATTGAAGTATGGATTTGTTGCCATTTATTAACCTGTCATGAAGTCGATGGGAAGTTCGTATTGTAATCTGATCTCTTCTTCAAGACGTTCCACCTCTTGCTCTGCTTGTTGATATATCTCTCCACCCTTCAGACTGACTCCGCCAGGTAACTGAATACCATCATACTTTAGCATGTTCATACCCCACTGTTTCTTGAGTAAGGCAGTAAAATATTTCTTAACCATCCGATCATTGAAAATCTTAGTATATACATTAGGATCTAACGCAGCATAGGCTTCAACACAAATAAATTGACCAGAAGTTGTTCTTTCAGACCAATCCATATCAATATGAAGTTTATTTGTTACTTTACTAAATCTAATTGATTTATCTGGACTGAAAAAGTCTTGTATTAGACTAGTATATCTTCTGAAAGTGTCGTAAGAAGCAAGAGGTTCAGATCCTCCACCGAATGCGTTTCCTGTATTAATTCCAAAAACATCATTCAATGCCCACTGATATCTGACATCAAACATGTTCACTGTTCCTTGATCAAATCTCAGAACTCTAACCACACTAACAATATCTTTACCGCTAGGACCGCCTCCAGTTGGTCCATCTACTGGACCAATATCGGTTGTTGTAACATATCCATTTGTTCGGTCGGTGTCTGTTATTGCATATTTGAAGTAACATCGCTCAACACCATCAAAGTGACGTTCGGTAAAAAAATCAAGTGCTTCGTCTAATCTATCTTCTGCTTGCTGATAATCTACATTAATTTCTACGACAGGCGCACCTAATTTACGCATAGCATATTCTATGAGTTGATCTCTTGATGATATACTAGCCATACAAAATCTCCTATGTTCTTAGGTATGTATAAGAACATAGGAGAGATCGAATTACTTTGTTTGTGGAGATCCGTTTATTGTAACTTTAACACTCTCCACATCACCCATGTCCATTTGCTCAATATAGTGTCTTCTTGTTATCGGAGATTTTGATTCATCTGCTTTAGATGGTTCGTAATTAGTAAATCCAGGCATATTAAGAGGACAACTTACTTTAGGGTAGTCTAGTTTACTGTATTCATCACCATCCGCTACTAGCCACGTTTGTTTCCTATCACCACAACCACAACCGCCACAGTAATTTCTTTCTTTGTTGACTTTACTTGTTCTTAGATATTCGCATGGTGGTAGTTCACCCGTACCTATACAAGAAAGAACTCTTAGTTGTTTCGTTTTTTTATCTATCTTATTATTAGAAAGACCTCTTGATGCCATTGCCATAGCATAGGAACCAACCATACCAATTTTATCTTTTAGACTTTTCTTTTTTAGATTTTCGGCAGGAGCAAACTCCACACTTTTTTTTTCTTTCTTTACCTTATCAAGCCTTTTTTTCATATCATCCTTTGACATAAAAACTCCATTCACAGAATAAAAGTAATTTTCGAAACAAGAGGTCCAGTTAGGTTTTCTCTCAACGCACCACCCGTGTTCCAGTGTACACTAGTATTTATACCTGTCAAGTTAATTGTTATTCTTTCCTCTGTTGATGTTGTAGATTGATTAAAGATATAATTTAATATTTCCAAGACGCTACTGTTCGTCGGATTATCTACATCATCAGTTGTGTCCTGCACATTACTAAAGTCAATATATTTAGAATCAATATTTAGGTTTACAGATTGATCAGAGAATGTACCAATGGTAGAGAAACTTGTATTAGTCAATGCTGAAGTTTTACTATTCATTATTGTTTGGCATAACTTAGGTCCAAATGTATTATAATTTGTTGTGCTTAAAGTATTATTCCTAAACGAGAAGTATTCTAACGAATCATATGGATTTGGTATTATGGCTTCTTCTATACTAGTTGGTATGGAAGTAGTCATATTTCTATTTGTTTTATTTGGTAAAGTACAGTTTAGTAAATCAGTACTGACACTTATTGCAGAGTCTAGTGAGATTTCACTGATAGAGGGATTGTTCTCTATCTTAATACTACTCAATGGATTTCCTGTTAGATCTATAGTCTTTAAGAATGGCATTCCAATAAACTGTGGATTTGATAAATTACACCTAGCACCAAAGAAATATTCCAACTGAGGATATGTTCCTATTACTGAAGTTAATCCTGAATTATATGCAATATTCAATTTACTTAAATAGATCTTATCGGTTCCTATGTTTAATGAAGTTAAATTATTATTAGGAACATCAACACTAGTAATGTATTGATTAGAACTAAGGTCTAGTGTTGATAAGTTATTATTACCTAAATTGATTTCTTCTATAGCAGCACACTTAGTAAAGGATAATGAAGTCAATTCACTAGATCTTGCATCGAGCATTCTAAGGTTAGGTAAATCTTGCGCCTCAAAATCTGTTTGCATAGTTGTCCAGTTATTACCCTGAACGGCAAATTCTCTAAGATTTGTCATACCTTCAAGATTAACATATGTAATCTGTCGATCTAATGGAACTGGTCCATCAGTATAATAATAACTAGAATCATTTAACATCAATCTATGAATAGTCTCTGCGGGTTGATTTGTTGCTAAAGTTGTTCCTCTAATATTCTTTAGAGTTTCTTCTACATACGGAATGCGTTGAGGTAATAGACCATCGAGTTGGAAATATGCTGTCAGTGATTTTTGAATAAGAATATCATCTAAGAAAGATCCAGGAGCATTTCCAGTTCCACTGATGATAAAATCTCTAAAACCATTACCACCTGCTATGTTGTATCGGAAGGGGGCAATACTATTCACACCAGAGAACTTTTCTTCACCATCAACTGGGTTTGTATTTAATACAAATAAATTGTCTGCAAAATTAGTTTCTTCATTCCAATACAAATAAGCATCTACATTGGGATCTCCACATGTAGAACCTGCCCATATATCATTTCCATCTTGTGAATCTTGTCTTGCGAAAATTTGAACTACGTTCGCGTCACTTGCGTTAGGATCATTTTCTACTTGACATTTACAGAAAACGTTGTCTAGATCAGAAATTCCATCTGTTGATAAAAACGCAACCTTACTACAGTCTCGTTCAATATTCTCACCGTTCACTGGATCTCGTCCGAGTAGACACGTTGTGTTTAGTCCATGAAAGAATCCGCCGGCATCATTACATTGTTTTTCTGTTTGATCATCTATACATGTAAATGAATCAGTACAGCATGATCCTGTTTTTCTCGGCGAAGGTTGTCCGAAATCAAAACAAGAGAAGCAAGATTCCATCCATTGTCCTCCGATTATAGCATCACAATCTGATTTTGTGTAGTTATCTAAACAAAGTTTTGGTTCCCCTGACTTGACTGTATAAGTGACTATACTGTTATCTGCTTGTGTATAGTTTCCGACGGCCTGGTCATCTACTCGACACTGACCCAAGGTTTGACTAACCACAGGAACTTCGCCGCTGGTGCAGTCTGAACATTTTTGACCTGCACGCCATTTCGTCTCCAACACATTTCCAGTATTTAATGTTATTGTATCTAAATTAAAACCGACGTTTGTGCCTTGTTCTATAACTGCAAGATAATAATCCATCTTTTTCTGTAATTCTCTTGCACATGCATATTCGGTCATCATATCAAAGCATTTTGTTCTATTCTCTGTGTGTTCTGTAGTACCAGCAAGAACATTGTCAATAAGATAACAACTACCTGCTAAGAATTTTTCACTTGAAGGCACACCTGATGGTAATGAATCTGCTAGAAGCAAACCAGAAGCAGGATAACTTCTAATGTCATCACAATAAACACCAGCCTGCCAAGATCCTGATAAACTTCTACACTGATCGTATGTTTTAGATTCGCATTTCCAGAGTTGACCATCGTTGTACTGACAACCACCCCACATTATAATTTTATTTGTATCTCCGTCAGTAGCACTAACCACACCACCCGCTAGTATACAATCTTCACTATTTGTATATGTCCTAACTACAACACTCTCACGACCATAAGTTGGTCCTTCTGTTGAATTCCACTTACCATCAATATAATATTTCTTTGGTGTGGGGATTGAGCAAACTATATTACCACCAGATTGTGAACCTTGTGTTGGTGGTCTGTTTTCGTTTCCTGCTGAGTCTTCTGTTGCTTGATTTAGAACACAATTCCAGTTATAACTTGGATTCGTTCTACCATCAATCTGACTTCGGCAATCTGTGCCTGGGCCCTTCCAAGATCCGCCATTTATTTGACAGTCTTGTTGAGTTAGTAGTCCTAGACATGATTGAGCAAAGCAACATGCCCCTAATTCATTTGTTATTCTTTCTTGATTTCTATCACATGGATTTGATTCGCATTGTTGTGCTAATGGTGAATTTACTCCATCGTGGAATACACCACCCAAATCCGAACAGAATGTTTCGTTGCATGTATCGAAACATCCATCATCAACACAACAGGCATATTTAACAGCAGTGAGAGAAGATAATTTATCTCTTTCTATTTGAAAACACGTTTTACCTCCAAAAAATTCTGCATCAAAATTTTCAGGAGTTATACAATTATTTTCTTCTACTCCGTCACTACAACTAGTACATTTATTACATGCTCCTATTGAATCTCCATTTGATGGTCTATCTGGATTTATAAAATTAATTGGACATGGATTATCTTCACAAAGACTACCCTCTCCTCTAAAAATTCCAAGATCTTTTTTACATTCAATAAATGATTGTTCAGAACAATCATATGATGATGAACTCTCGTTATACACACAACATGCTCCAATTGCATTGGGGTTTGGTTGTATTGCTTTTGATCTTGTTCTGAATTGAATAGCCATTATCTATTACCTTTGCACATATCGAAATGTCGATGTGTTGTTTAAAACCTGTTGTTGTATATCCACACTCTTATTTATCTTTCTAAATTGATTAGAAGAATTTGTATTTTGAGAAGCCTCTCTGTTGAATGGATTGACTGAATCAAAAGGATTATCAATATCCCAGTCTGGATTTTCATTATCTTTTAATTTCGTTGGCCAAATTTCGTCCTTCCTTCGAGAACAAATACTACCTGCTGATCCTCTCATGAAATTTCCGTCTCTAATAGGACCAGTTTTTCCTGAACAAGAAGTACCCCACACAAACTCTTCACCTGCACTACTGTCTGCTGGTGCATAATCTACTAGGTTTGATTTGTCGTACACAAACTGACACGAACTGAAAATTCTACTTTCACATTTATCATTGGCACAAGTAGGACATAGTTGTATTCCACAATCACAACCCTCACACTGAGATCTTTCACTTGCATTTTCGAGTAATTGTTTATAATTACCACTCACTATTGTAGGACAACAGATTCCATCACATATTTCACCGTTACAATAACCACACAAGTTAGCCATTTCTGCTGCTGGAGTGCCGGCACATTCATCAGAGCATGGATTTTGATTAGGCGGTGTATTACATCCCGAAGGACAACCACTTGCGTCCCTCATTGTAATACCAGCAATATCTGTTCTGTTTGCAAGTGTACATGGCTTAGGGCTGCATCCGCCAGGACTCTTACAACAATCAGTCCAACTATATGGTATTACATTACCATCTGGTGTTATGATTGGATTGGGATCTGTAATTCTTCTCTTATCTCCAGTTGCGGGTGGATTATAGAGATGTAATGGATTTGGTGATGAATAGCCTAGTGGAAGTGGTCTATATGGACCAGAAGTTCCATTAACTGGCATACTAAATCCAGAAATGTTTCCATCGAATCCACAGTTAGTACAAGAGATATCACTTTCTCTTACCTCGCAACTACTACAATCGCTTAGATTTTCATCTTCATTTGAACAATCTAAAAAGTAAGTTACACAGCAACAAGCACCATTAAACTTCTGGGTTTGACACTCTCTTGATGCACAATCTATACCTTCTTTGTACTGACCAAAACATTCTTCTTCTGGTTTGACGTTATTGTTTGCATATGAAATTTGTGATTTACATCTATAACCAACACAACAAGAACCATGAATTTTATCACCCTTGTTGTCTATATTTCCTCCACTCAGATTATTTCCACTATTAGTTCCACCAAAGTTAAACCCTACAGTATCATCTACACCGTCATTACCTTCATCACAATCTTCAGTAAAACATTGATCACATTCGGGATTCGATGAATCACAACAAGGATCAGAACTTTGACAACAATCATCACCTGGCGAGCAACAGGCTGGTCCCGAAGGGTCATCGCAACAAGGACTTCTGGATGGGTGTCCTGCTGGACAATCACAGCAGCCTGGTGATTCACATGCACAGTCACACGATCCTGCTATGGCACAATTAACATCACCACATAATGTATCAATTCCCATAAAGATTCCACCCAAGGCAGAGCATTCTTGTGGTGTTACCTGCTGCTCGATTGTATCTCCTCTACAGGAATTATTACACAAACAACAAGCACCTCGAACTACCTTATCTTCACAACAGTCATCGCATGTTCCATCTTCTGTCCAGTTAGAATTAGGTCCACCTATTGCACTACATTGTGTTTCTCTCATTATGCCATAACAAGTTCCATTTATTTTATCACAACAAGATCCTAGTACTGGTCCTTCACATGCGTTATATGCACAACCATTTGGCCAGGTTCCGTTATCGGGTGCGGCACAAGGATCTGGGTTGTCTTCAGTTGCTGAGATGAACACACCATTGATTAGGTTACACTGCAATAGTGTTTGATCAGGAATACACTTGGGTGTTCCTAATGTGGGTTCTGTTTCCTCATATATCGTACATGAATTACAACTATCTAGTGTTGGTATCCAGTTAGAACCAATGATGGCGTTACATTCTGCTTCTGTTCTATTGCTACATCCGATAGGACATGGAGAACAACAAGTTCCTATTACACCACGATTACAATCACCACAACTATTCGTTTCGGGGTGGGTTCCGTAACCGAAACCAAAGTTCAGTGATTCACACATACCGGAACAAGACTCAGTAAATTGGAAACAACCTTCTTCTGGATCTGGGCCAGAAGATAAAGGAACACAACAAGACCGTATTCCAGTGTTACATATTCCATCACAATAATTTGCATCAGGAGTTGAATTATCACAACACTGAAAACACTTATATTCATTGCAAATTATTGCATCGTAGGCATTTCCAGTTGGATCCGGCGGCGTTTCTAATTCACCATATTCACCACTGCGAGCCTCTTCACAAATAGTTGCTGCATTCTGGGGAGGACAGTAGATTGGTTCACCACTTTGATCAATTACCCCCGTACAACAAGCACCCAACACTCCCGCTCCACATACTTCTTCTGTTCTATTTGAACAAGAAACTCTTTCCTGAAAAACTCCATCAATATTATTACAATATGATTCACTAGTAAAGTCAATGCAACCCAAGTTACTGCAACAAGATCCTAATTCATCTCCAGCAAAAATATCTACATCCCAACCGTAACCAGTTTGTGTTGCATACCAAGTATTACCATTATCTATAGTAAGAATATTAACAATATCAACTCCATTAGTAAATACAGGAGTTTTATCGAACAATACGTTATTGGGAAATTTTATATTATTAGGACCACCTGAGATCACTAAAGTTACATTCTTTTGTGATGTGTAATCAATTCCATCATCCGAATCTAAAGATAAACCAGGGCTGATATAATCATAAGTTATGTTTGTAATATCGAATGGCGCACTTAGACTGATGTTATTGCTATTGGTTACATCTAACGAGAATCTTCCACTTAGTCCTTCTGAAGTATTTTCTCTGTTGTTTCTTTCTTCTGGTGGATAATAGCAAGAGCCGTTATAATTTTCGTTGGACTGACACTCATTTCCGCATGACAAAATAAAGCCATATCTAGTAGCGTTGCCAGCACTGCGACAACCTGGCATTATAACCAATCTGAGTTTATTATACCAAGGATCATTTTGATTTTGGGTTTCTACCATCCTATCATCTATACGAATACAATAGGAGTGTACATTACCACCTTCTAATTCATCAACTGGACGACCTAGAGTTATAAATTCTTGCCCTCTAAAAACAGCACCGTTGAGGTTGGAGTCACTTGAACAATTTGTATCAAATATAATTGCTTCTTCGGTTGGACATGAAAGTGGTTCAGAACCAGCATTACCACTCCAAGTTTGTGGGTGTGGTCCTGCTTCGTAATTTTCTATTGGATTATCATATGGTGTATTGAAATCATCAATATCTCTTCTATAAGAGTCATTACCATATCCCTCATTTGTAAAGAGAACGTTTCCTGAAATTGGATCTGCAAAATTAACTTCAGATGCACCATACAGAGGTAATTTTAATTTATTGGTTTGAGATGAATCATTTACCTTGGTTCTTAGCATCACGATTCGATCGGCTGCTGATAGGTGATAGAATGTTATACAAATTGTTCCTTCTTTAATCCCAGAGTTTCCTGCTTTATATTTTAATAGATTACTTACATCTAAAATATATTCTCTAAGAGTATCACCAGCAGCATCTACATTGAATGGGGAATCACACCAATCAATATTAAACTCAGTACCGACACTCTCCAGTATATTTCTGAATTTAACTTCAACGCTATTACCTGCGCCTGAAACTATGTCCGCAGAAGGACCATATGTCATGCCAACAGTAGCATTACCTTTGTATCTTGGGCTTAAATATAATAGTTGTCCTGTAACACCTGAGTCGATATAACCAGTAGTAACACCTGCACTACCAGAAATTCCAAGTTCAGTAGCACTGACAGTAAGACTTAAGTCATTAGTTGCAGTTATTCCACGGAATTGAAAAGTAACACCAGTTGTGGCTGAAGCCGAGACTCCCTTAAATGAAGACGGTGTGTTTGTGTAAGTATCACCATCCGCAGTGCCTGTTCCGTATGCATTATCACCAGTCAATCCATCTACGAATAAAGTAGTAGTAATATTGTCAGTATTTGTAAATGTAAGAGAAACCTTATCATTACCATCTATGTCTTGAACTGGATATTCATAATTCAAAAGATAATTTGCATTTGGACCAGTCGAACCAGTAACACCTATATTTCCCGTAGGTCCAGTCAAACCTACAGCCTTAGTACCCTCTGGTCCTGTAGGTCCTGTCACTGCTTGGAATGTACTATAAGCCATAAGTTCCTCTGTTTATATATGTCATGGTCAAAATACTATCAGACATGCGTTGCTTCCAGATTCCATACCGCCAGGGAGGCCTGGTCCTCCGCCTTCTAAGCACGTTTGACTACTGGTAAAACTAAACGAACTCGTAGTTACAGGTTGTTCAAAGACACCAGCACAGTTTGATAGTTGAATCAGGAAGTAATAATCACTACCTGCCTGAAGACCAAGATCGCGTAGGCGTATACTAGGAGTTCTTCCATTTGCATCAAGACCGAAGCCGCCAGGGAAGAACTGATCAGTTTTATCTACACATCCATCCGTATTTCCTACACTACCTTCACATAAGAATATTTTAAGTTCAGGGACGCAATCTGGTGGGGAGGAAGGTACAATATTTGTGAGTTCTAGTACAATTGATGTGTTTTCAGTTGGACAAATTGTATTATTATTACCACTGTCACAGACGTATGAATTTAATTGTGCAGTAGGAGGCGCACAGAAACAACAATCATCATCTTCAGGCAGGCATAATCCACATCGAACACGTTCTTCGCTTTCAGTAACTGAACCAGAAGATGCAGGAGGAACAGTGTTATCGATACCAAATTCATTAGCCTGACCACAAGTAGTAAGGTCAGTAACTAAGAAACTTTCATTACAGTCTCCTTGCGAAACATATCGACACTTTCGCTGATTGAACAGGGTTGTGTAACAACACTTGATTAATTCTTCTGGTGCGGCACAATTATTACAGATAGACACAGCAGTACCCCAAGATGCTTCACTATTAGGATCTTGATGTAATTGATTAATACAATACCACTGACCAACAGGCCATTTACACAATCTAGTTTCACCACTATCATCTGGAGAGTAGCAGCAGTAACCAAAGTCACCTTGAGGATTTGGTAGTTCACATACTTCAGGACAAAATCCATTTTCCGTCCGTGCGAGAGTCAATTGTGTAGAGCCAACTACATTAGCAGAGGAAGGAATACAATCAAATTCATTAACATCTTGTTCGCACTGTACTTCACCCAAGGCGGAGGGATCGTCTCGTACATCACCTTCGGCAAGAATTCCGGTACAACAACAAGGAGTCCCTACGTCTAGACATGGGTTATTTATACAATCACCATCAGGTAAGAATATATCCTCCGATTCCATTGCAATAATACCCCCTCCTAGTTGGATGGTAACACCAAAATTACTCGCAACATCGACAACATCACATGGGTTGGGGTTTAAACATCTTCTACCGGTTGGAGTCGGACAACCACCTTCAGTACCTATCGTCCACTTACGGTATATGACAGTACTTTCCTCTGGATCCCCGGGGGTGGGGAGGATGACTATGCTGCCTACTGAGGGACACTCCGCATCCGTTTCAATACTGGTTCTAGTACTAGCATTATTAGTTAATATATAACAGCAACCTTCTTGTTCGCATATTATTGTTGAATCTTCTGGTCCTTCAACCCAACTTCCTTCACATGCATCATCGCAAGTGTAACTAAGGACACCATTAGTACAACAATTACCGAATGGTTTGTCTTGACATGTACATGCGTTAAGAGTACATTCTCCATCTTGTGTCCATACATTCTCGTCTGCCGTTGGACTATCTACTTTACAATCTACCCATGATACAGATTCTTCGCATCTAGGTTCAGAACCTTCAGGATAACAACATCTTCCTAGTGGACATGGATTATTCTCAGTGCAACTGGAAGTATAAATTTCATTACCTTCACATACATTTCTTGTTTCGCATTCTCCAGTTGTACAGTCCCAACATCCAAAATCGAGGGGAGTTGGTGTTTCTACCAAATCTTCTGTAGTACCACAAACTGAACATCCATTTTCATCAGTATCTTTACAATAAATTCTGTTTTGGCAATTTGTGATAAGAAGACCAGACTGTTTGTTACGATTTTCGTTTACCGCATTTAAGCCAAGAATAGTGTTAATGCGAGTGAGATCATCTCCATCCTCAGCAGAAATTGTAGTGTCTTCACAACTACTATCGTAACATAAACCTAAATTGTTTTCTGTATTTCCTATTAAGGATTGGTTTGTGTTTGTTCCTAAATCTATTCCATATAACAACGATGTATATCGTGATGGACTAAAGTCAGTAAATTTATCAGTTTGTCCAGCAATACACGGTGTTACTGATCCACAGATTACGGGTAAGAATTTAAATTCCAATCCAACAGGAACATCTCTTATGCCTAATTCATCGTCAACTAATTTTGCGTGCTTCTGCTTTACAGAAAAATCAACATAGTTTAATTTTCTGAATGCAGGTGTTCCGTTTATATCAGAACAATTAGGATCTAATGAACTACTTTGACGAAGTGCTTGAATTCTACTTTTACACTCAACAGAAGAAGCATTAAAGTTTTGTTTATCGATATCACTATATGTTCCTATTTCTGGTGTTGGGGCAACAATGCTACTCCACTCTACAGCATTTCCGCAGAATGGATTTTCATCGTCACATTCATTATAATAAACGCTCTGTAGATAAGAATTGTAAAGGCTTGCACAAGTTTCACTCCATGTTCCATCAGGCTTACAACAACTAACATGAGTTACGTCAATATTGGTAACATACGCACAGAAGGAATTGAGACAAGATTCACACGCAAATACTGTGGTTATCTCATCTGTGGATTGTACCCAACTATTGTCAATACTTCCGTCGAATAGTTTTATTCTACTATTACATTCTGCTGAATTATCTCCACAGGGGAATTTATCTGTATTATCAATTGGCCAATTTATAGTAGAACAAGTCGTATCTTCTTGTGTATTTAAGAATTGAACTACAGAGGGACCTAGTGATTTACCACAAAGAGCAGTTGAATTAGCAGATAGACAATCGTCAATTATCCTATCGTAATTTGAACTAACTTCACCACAAACACTAGGAGGGCAAGAATATCCTGTTCCATAAATTTCATCAGAGTTACAATAAGCCAATAGAGTAGGAGAACCAATTGCAGTTGGTGATAGAATATTTCGATCGGTTGTACATGTAAATGCTTCATTATGTCCCACACAGTAACCTTGTGTTAGATCCCCACCCGCTGCTACATGACTCACTTCAATATTATAATTCTCATCAGTATAATTTCTTAAATCGTATGTGCTTAAAACTACTGGAGTTCCGTCTAGTCTTACATCACCTGCATAATAGTACATCTGGTTTGGTAAGCCACTAGCACAACTATCTTCGTTACTAGCGAATGATGGAGAGGCTCCTGCTCGAACACAGTTGTGTGTTTGTACTTGTTCTGGAGGTGCTTCGCATAGATTTCCGCAAACTGGTTCAACCTCATCACCGTGATAAATTCCGCCGTTTTCTGTACAGTTATATTCGTTTGTTATACTACATGTAAAGTTAGTGCAACATATTCCAGTTTCAACTGGATCAGAACATGCATATGTTGGAAGATCCCATATATTATTTTTATAATTACTAACGACAAGAGAGCAGCCTGCACTAAAGACACCAGCAAATGTTCTTCCATTTCCTTCATCATACGAACCAATTATGTCTATGCCAGCATCACCACCTGTTGGTATCATTTCTCGTTGAACAATGACTACTCGCTTATCAACATCTACTGCACCTTCATTTGACATATTGTAATCTACGGCATAACCATCTTCGTTTACTGTATAGAATCTATTACTAGACTTTCGAGTTGATGTCCAGTATGGAACATTAGGAAAAGTATCACCAAGAAGAATCTTAAAATTATTTTTGTCTTGTAATGCAATGAAAGACATTTCGTTTACACTGGGAACGTAATACTGAGTTTCTGTAGGAAGACCATTAGATAATTCATGTGCATATGGTATTGCTTCTGTTTCTGAGTCATGTAGTACATTGCCATATGCTTCATAGTAGGTGTTATGCTTTCCATCTGAAAGTCTATCGCAACCAGTAGGACCGCTTATGTGATCAACAGTAACAGATTGACCTAGTAATTTTAAGTCAGGTGTAGTAATTACTGTATTGTAAATATCTTTTATCCATAGTTTCCATTTACGGAAACCCAATGGAATATTATCTCCTTCTTGAGTACAGTTACAATTTAAAACAGTTCCACATACTTCACATCCACTTCCTTGAGTCCAAACACAGTTAGCACCTGTACACAATGACTGAGTTATGTTATCGCTACAACTACCATCTGAACAGCAACATGCACCAAGAGGAATTGCTTGCCCAGAACAACAATCAACTGATTCACATTCGGTTAGTGGTCCCATGTGAACACCACCTATATCACGACATTCTTGTGGTGTTTGTCTGCTTCGACATTCACTAGATAAACAACATGCTCCTCTTGTCAGTTCTTCGCATGGATCTATACCGCTTTGATCAAATCCTTCACAAGTGTCATCACCATTATACAAACCGCCTAAATCTGCACATATTTGTGCAGAGGCCGTAATTTTACCACCTGCACCTAAACAACAACATCCTAAATTCTCACACGGGGCTGGACAACTGAATGTGTCGCATGATTGGTTGGGGAAGAATCTTCCTGCAAGGAATTCACATTTTGTATCAGACATACGGAAACACGATTGATTAACACAACATGCACCAAAAATAGCGGCACAAGGTTCTGAATTGCATGTAACGTTTTCAGTAAATGTTCCTTCGCAGTCTGTTTTAAAAACATAGTCGGTGCAATTTGGTGGTGATTCACCATCACAACAAGAACCAATTCTTAAAATACCATCGAAGGTAGTTCCATAATTCTTGCCCGCAATAAAACAATGCCATTCATTTCCATTATCAAAAGATATGCAGTTAACTATATCAGTTCCGCTTGTGCTGAATGTTGGTCCAGCAGGCACAAACTTAAATTTACTATCAACGAAAGGATTTTCGCTACTTGCAAGTCCTGCATTTTTCAGAATAAAAGTGATATTCATCGACTCACCGAAAGTGACCCCATCACTATTTAATGCTGTAAATCCATTTGTATTTGTTATTACATTATTGATTTTATAATTTGTACTACCAACAACATAATGATTATTTGCTTCTTTTAGACTTACTGATACATTTGCATTTGCCGCTGGATCATGTCGTTTTACGATTTCTTGAAAGTTATCGAAAACCATTTGTACTGAATTTTCTTGTGGTTCTGTTCCTTCTACAAAGAACGTATCATCTGCACCACGAAGAAAAGTAGTACCAGCATAATATAGAAGTGATCCAGTAGGTCCGACCACCTGAGATGCCTGTCCAGAACCTGCTGGTGCGGTTATAGTTAAAGTTTCGAGACTTTCGCTGATAGTGATATCACCACTCGAACGGAAAGTTCTAAAGTAGGCAGTTGCTCCACTTACTCCAATGAACAAGTTTGCCCCTGTTCCTACGTTTGTCATTATGTGTGATGGTGTATCCGTAGTAACACCCTTGTTACCTGTCATTGAGCCAAGGGTAAATGTGCTACCATCTTTCGATTGTAATACAGTAAAAGCACAACCAGATAGACCAACAGAGGCAGATATGCCACTTCCCGTTGATCCTATATTTCCTGTTGGTCCTGTGTTTCCTGTTATACCTAATGGTCCCGAAGTTCCTTCGGGAGCAGCAGGTCCTTGTGGCCCTGATGGGCCCATCAGTGTAGAGATGGAAGAGTTACTCATATTTTATTTCCCACAGTATAAAGGACCTAATATGTAGGAAAGAATATATCTACGCCGTTTTGAGATTTGATAGGCATTCCGTACCAAAGAATACCTTTACTTGATTGTCTTCCTGTAGAATAGAATTGATATATATCAACTGCTTCTGTCAGCACTGGTCTTTCATTGTAAGGAAAAATCCAATTGGGAGGCCACACATCAACACCCGAAGTAACACCATCATTTCTTGGTTCATTACTTCCTCCTTTAATCGCTAAAGTGAAGGCCGAAGCACGGGTTCCATTACCACCAAAAAACGTATTAAAATTATCTGCTGTTGCTGTTATGTCATTAATTTTTACAAAAGGAGCGTTATTTCCTAATGGAGTCTCTGCATTAGTTTCAGAAATGTATAATGCATCAACATCGAGATACCACATGTTACCCCAAGGTCCATTTGATCCATATGGATTTTCATTCATATATGTAATACCAAGTCTAATGCCAGGATTTATATTAAATTCAATTACCCTATCGCTAGCAGAAATTGATCCACCACTAACTTCATTTAGTGTAAATCTATGAGCAACTTCATTATAACTTCTAGATGTTAATGCAACTGTTTTCTTTGTTGCATTGTAAACCATTCCTGTTGCACCAACAACAGAGTTTCGTGCCTCTGCACTGGTTCCAGCAGAAGCACCGAGGTATGCTATCCTACCTATAACTGAAGTAGGAACATCCCCAATTTGCTTATTATCAATATACGTTATGAAAATTTCATTATCATCTTCAGTTACTGCAATACCACCAGTTCCAGTGAATGATTTATATACAACTGTTCCGATATCAGAAATACAACTACCTACAACTGAAGTCAATACAGAGGCTTCAGTTCCTAGTGATTCTGTGAACAGTCTATAAACAGTAGAACCTGTAGGGCCTATTAAAGAAGAAACGCCCGATTGAGATATTGTTTCTCCATTCGACCATACAGTTTGAGCAATAAAGGAACCATCTTCGAGAATTAAATCAATGCTACTTACTGTAGCACCACTAGGTCCAACTAAACCAATAGGACCAGTTAAACCAATAGGACCAGTTAAACCATCAGAACCAGTACCACCTGTAGGCCCAGTTGGTCCAACGTTACCTATGTTATAACCAATTACACTATTTGCCATTTATTGTTCCATTATCCCGTAGATACTCTAAGGTCTCCACTACTATTCCATAATGCTCCAGCAACAGAGGGATCTGAAGTTGGTAGATTAGTAAGAGAAAGAGTTTTCAAACTTAGGTCGTTTAAGAACGCAGTATAACTTGCATCACCGACACGGATGATCCAGTTCACTGTAACATAAGGAGGCATATTACTTATTGCAGATATACCTTCATCTGTATTATTGGAATATCCTTGCTGGACTCCAGATTCTGTTATTCTATCTATTGAGTTGTAATCAATTTTATCATAACCGCCTGTTTCATTCAAACCGCTCACCGATGTAGTATCGGCAGTAGCACCGAATATAAATTTATTTCTTAGATCTGGTGTTAATGAAGATTCAAATACAACTGAAGATGGCTGTCTCTGTGCGTCTCCTAATAGATTTTTGTTTACATCTAGTAAAATAATATTACTGCTTAATGTGTAACGAGGTAAAGTTAAACTAGTTGTTTGCTTAGTGGCTGTTGTTGCAGAGTCACCACGAATTCCATCTATACCTTCTTCGTTGTAGATTTCATATTCAACAACTAATGTAGTTGTATTCGGACCATCATTTCTAGTTGTGGATATTATTCTAGCATAAATCTCATTAGCAAGAGTATATACCGCACTGGTATTCACTTGTCCTGCTAATACTATAGAGTCTCTATATCCATATCTTTTCTTGATGACTGGTTCGTATAAAGGATATGTAATATTATTAATTGCTCTTCCGTCACATAAGGCCCAACCAGATGGGATACTACTTATATCACCAACGAAAGCATGAATAGAACCTACTGGATTTACTCCACTCATGTATAGAGCAGTATCTCCTCCAAGGTAGTTACCAACATAGTTTTTAACTATTGCATGGTCTTGTGTTGCACCATTTACTACGAATGATGGTGTTCTAATCATGACAGTCTTGAGGACAGTTCCAGCGTCTTGCGGTTGAACACTATCAACGGAACCAGCAGTCACAGCACTAAGATAGAAAACTTCGGCCGCAGTAGATCCATGAATAGTACCGGCTGTCGAAAATGTGGTAGTGTTAATTTCACCATGAACAACATACGAGAAAATATTGAGATCTATGGCTGTTTTTACAACTCCACATACCTCAGCATTTGCTGGGTTGTCTGCTTTGGCTAGAGTATAACCATTAGATGTAGTATCAAATCTAATTACACTACCTGACGTAAATCCATGTCCAATCTGAACAATTGGACCTAGTTCTAGATTTGCTCCAACTTGTACAATTTCGCCAGGTATCGGAGTCCCTGATATATTTGAACTTGATGTATTACAATCGGTCATTAGGCGTCAACTCCTGTATTGAATTCTGCATCTGCTGCGAAGTGAACCGTTACTGTATCTAGAGGAACAAATCCGTCTGGAATAAATATATCAATTCCACTGGGAGTCGCAGATGATGATATAACCCTAGATCCTGCTTTTCCTTCTCTAGTAACATTATTATATCCCTTTGTACCAGAAGTAAGCCGTAAGTCTAAACCTGCATTTACATTGAATGCGGTTGAAATAGAAGCACTAGGTGACCAGTTAGTTATCTTTGTTGGGGTGGTTCTCATGGTTACGGGTAACTTATATCTTACATTACCTATTTGATTCATCATAAATGTCGGAGAACTTTCATTCGCCCCGCCGTCGGCAAATTTCAAAGTATTGGTTCCTATCGAAATATCTAAATCATAACTAGTTTGATAAAATCTTTTTGCTCTTTTATATTCTTCTTCTCTATCAATTTTTATTGGATTGGTAACTTTAAATCCTGTTTCAAGTTTACATTGTGCAATATTAAACGGACTTGAATATGAAACATCAGCCGAACCAGTAGATCCAGTCAAACCATTAAACCTATATGGTGTAAATGATAATCTAGAATAACTAGTTTTATCTGATGTACTCATACTGCCAGGAAGTTTTACTGGAGTAAATGGAACTACATATCTTGTCCAGTTATCAGTGCCGTCTAGATAAACAAGGTCAAGACGTTGAGTACTGATATCACCAACGGAAGAACCACTCCAGTGTTGTGCGTATTCTACTGCAATAAATCCAGTGACTCCGACTGTACCCTTAGCATAAAACGAAAACGCTACTGGAGTTCCTGAGTATGAATTTGCGTTTTCTATTATATTACTGAATCTTACATTATCACCGAGAGTCGTTCCAGTTCCCCCAGTTACTCCTACTTTGAGGGTAACATAATACTTAGGATTACCTAAAACTTCACTCTGTCCATTGGCAAATGATACTCTCGCAATAGACATTGATGCACTTGCACCACAAACACCAATTTGTTTAGTTCTTATCCATCTATCCGCAAAATAAGTGTCAGCGGTTCCTGTGTGTGCAACCGTACCAATTCCTCTTTGCCAAATATCAAACCCACCGTTGATTAAAATATTA